AATAATATAAAAAATATTGTTGATGTGGGGTGTGGAGACTTACAGTGGATATCTACTATTTTTAAAAATAAACCAAGCTTAATGTATACAGGGATTGATTGTGTTGATAGTTTAATTAAAGCTCATCGAAAAAATTATTCGTATTATGCTTTTTTTAACAAAAATATATCTCAAGAAGAACCGTTACTCAAAGGTAAATATGACTTAGTTATATGCAAAGATGTTTTACAACATAACACTAAGCGACCGGAACTAATAATTAACTCCGTTAACAAAATTAAAGCAAAGGTTAAATTATTAATTAGTCCGGAATATATAACATGCCCAAAATTATTTAACTACACATGGATTTTAAATTATCAAAGCGACGAACAAAAAAGTATTTACATAAATGAATAAGCGACCTAAAAAAGATCCTACAACATTTGTTTTCGCAACATGCTATATACCAGACGAAAAAACTTTAGTAAATAGGTATTATAAATGGATAGATTATTATTTGAAATATTTTCATACATTGCATTTAATTGACGACGGGTCTCCGATAAAATTTCTTAAAGCGATAAAGCGAAAATATAAAAGAGTAATAATACATACATTTGATACTCATCTAGGGCGCCCAACTCTATACCAAGTGTATGGGTGGTTGCGTAGTTTTAATGAGAGCTTGCGATTAGCAAAAGAATACAACTGTGATAAAATAATTCATATTGAAAGTGATCTATTTATATTCAACACAGAACTGATAGATTGTATTAAGGATGTAAAAGAAGAATGGCATATTGCGTTTGACATGACTTGGTCAGTACCGGAGTCGTCTTTGCAAGTAATAAATAAAGACCAATTTGACTGGTTTGAGTGGTATACAGAAAATAATTTTGATTTTATAGATTCTAATCCGTCAGGTTTTGAAAACCACGGTAACCTATGGTACAAGCAAGTCGAGTTTCATGTACCTCATACAAACATATTAAAAACATTCCAAGGCGGTCGACATACTTCTGGAGTTTTTTATTGGTGTGAAGAACTCGAAAAGTGGTCTATGGTCGCATATCAAAAAGATAACTCTTTAGGGATTGGATCAACTCAAGTGTACACTAAACCACTCGACTATATATCGAACTTTCCGATCGAGCAAAAACTTCATCCAGATCTCGTACACTAGCGATTTGTTCGTTATACTGAGCAAGGTCGTAGTCTTGCTGATAATTATAATGAAAACCTAGGCTATTATCTTTTGAGTGTTCTTTATTTCTTTTTGCTTTGTCTGTAGTAATGTCAATAAAGTAATCATGACCCATAAACCTATACTGTAATAAGAACAATGGAGAAGTATGATACTTAATTGCTCCGTACGGTTCAGCAGAATGACAACCATCATTATAACGTATATCAACTGCGTTAGGATTAAAAACAGCTAACTTGTCTAAGTTACTAACAGGAAAGCCACGTCTCGTATGATCTATAATATTTGTCGATGGTTCTGGTAAACCATCAGCGACCATATCATAACCCTTAACCGGGAAGATGGTTGAGTTAATGGTTTTTGCTTCGTGCAAAACATCTGTCAAACCTCGCGGAGTATAGATATATTCATCTATATCGACGATAAACACCCAATCATATTTTTTTTGAACTCTCTTCCAATAATGATTACGAAATAACATTAATAGATCTTCTCGATGTTCAGGAAAGTCTAATTGTATTAGATCTATCTCACACTTGTCAAAACTCTGTATAATGTCAATACTGCTATCAGTACTACCAGTATCTATAATAGTAATAATATTACTGAAATCAGAATAATAATCTAGAAAAAATGGTAAAAGCCGTTCTTCGTTGTAACACAACGTCTGTACTAAAATATTTTCCCGCCTTGGGACCCATTTATCAGTATAAAAGAATTCGTTATCTTCTTTATATACTTCTACAATTTTGTTGTCTACAATACCTCGTCTCTTCATTATATGTTAGTTAGTTCTTTATATAGTTTTTTAGAGTTTTGTTCATTTATGTGTTTAAAAAACGTTTTAACTTTTTCAGGTTTATGATTCTCTAAATGCTTTTTGTAATTTACAATTGCGTCATTTAGTTGCTCGTAGTCTACTACCCAACCTATGTGATGTGGCCAGTACGACTCTTTGCGCTCATCTAAATGTAGAAACGGATAATCGGAATGATGAGTATGAAATATACAATCTAAAAACACAATTAATTCCGGGTCTATCCATTCAACAAATACCGGTAGTTTGGTAGCATAAATTAATGCGCCAGTTGACATCCCTTCATATAAGTAATGGCCCCAGCCTTCACAAATACTAGGACATAAATGTATACTGTGATCGTTGAAATGTAGTTTAATTTCTTCATCAGAAATATACTCTTGTATGAAATTAACGTTGGAGGTTGGGGCAAGATCAGTTCTTTGACTCTGTAGTAAAGTTAGCTCTAAATTATTATGCTTAAAACACTTTAATACATCTTCGGTATTTTTTTGATAGCTCTTACCACCTACATGAAGAAATGTTTTAGTTGGTTTAATGCTAGGTAGGTCTTTATCTATTGTACAGAATCCCGTAGTAACAATATTATTGTTGTAAGGGGATAATAAATGTTTTGCTAAAGTAGACTTAGTAAGGATTTTATCAAAATATTTGAGAAGTGGTAATTTTTCTCGTGATAACCATTCTTCATTAGCAATTAAAACATTTATTTTGTTTCTTTCAATCCATGGTATATCAAAATCTTGTATAAAAATTCCAATATCATAATTTGCAAATGTTGGTTGATTATTTTCTAAACCAAACTCTAGATATACAATATCAATCTCATAATCCTCATACAATAAATCTTGCACAAGATTGACATCTGTTATAAGACCAACCCCGGTATTAGAAGAATAGATGCATGCGGTTTTTTTCACTCATCTATCGAAGTAAATTTTCTTTATAACCAAGCATTTGCCATTGATCAGTATCTGGTTCCCAGTATACAACAATACCAATCGGTAGCTCAGCAGTATCCACAAACTCATCATCAACAATACCTTTTTTCATCTTAGACGATTCAACAAGAAAGACCTTTTCTTTAAAATACACAGGTCTAGTCTTTCTTTTGTATTTGGTTTCGTATGCGCTCTTGTCTGCGGCTTTAGTCCAGTCCCACGTTAACGGATTCCAGAATATAGTTAAGTTCTCTTTTACTTTTGCTTGGATGGTCTTAGTACCTAAAAAAGTAATCTCTTCAACATCCTTCTGATTAGGCTTATATTGTACACCATTGAAGAAGATCTCTTTGATCTCAGGTTTAGCGGCTTGTATACTTGGCATAACTCTATAATTAATTATACATGGATAAAGAACTATCAACTAAGTTTTGCGAACATCCTTGGACCTTTCTAGAAATACAAGAAAAGGGGTTATATAACTGTTGTCCGCGATGGGTAAATCATAACCGTATAGGAGATTTAACTCCAGATTTAGATTTCTACGAAGAATGGAATAGTAAAAGAAGTAAAGCATTCCGACGCTCTATACTTGACGGTTCGTTTAGTATGTGTAATTCAGAAGAATGTCCTAAAATACAAAACGGCACTCTACCGACAAGGCAAGATGTGCTAGATGGTAAGTATGGAGATCAAATGAAATTTATTTTGGAGTTTGAAATGGACGTCGCACAACCTCCTAACACAATTAATCTATGCTACGATAAATCTTGCAACTTAAAATGCCCTAGTTGTCGAAAAAACCTAATACAATATGGAGAAAAAAACGAACCAGACAAATATAAACAAACTTTAATGATTAATAAGAGGTTGTTGAGAATGATTCACAGCAAACCTCATAAAGTAGAACTTAATATTACGGGGTCAGGAGACCCGTTTGGTTCTCCTTCGTTTTTTGATCTAATGAGAAAAATAGATCTTAAAAAGAACCCTGAAATAAGCATATGCTTACAAACAAACGGTGTTCTATTTGACGAGAAACGTTGGGATCGTTTAAAAAACATACATAAAATCACAGAACATATTAGCGCTATAATAAGTTTAGACGGTGGTATGAAAGATCATTATGATAAAGTAAGAGTAGGGGGTGATTGGAATAAATTAATGAGAAATCTACACTTCATACAACAGCTCGGTCTAAAAAGAGTCCGATTAGATATGTGTGTACAAAAAAACAATTATAAAAGTATACCAGAGTTTATTCAAATAGCTCAAGCACATGATTTTGAATCATATACATCAAGAATTTTTAACTGGGGAACGTTTGATGACAAGAATTATAACTTTCACAACATTTTTGACTCTAAACACCCTGAGCATGTTGAGTTTTTGAAGGTACTTAACCAAGATTACCATTGGCACAAGCATGACTGGGGTAATTTGACAGATTTTATGACTGATTAATGAAACTAGCAGTACTATTATACGGACAACCCAGATTCTGGGACTTAAGTTACGAAAGTATCCTACAAGAAACAACTTTCGAAGGTTGTACTACCGATTACTACTTTCATTTTTGGGATAGAGTAGCATACGGTCATCTAGACCACGAATCTGGTTATAATTTAACAGACGAAATAAAAGAAAATATCGTCTCTACATATAAACCTAAAAAATACAAATTTACTAACTATGAAATTTTAGAGGAAGTAGAAAAAACAATTTTTGACATAGTTGAACCGTATAAAGAAAAGCTCAAATTCTTTTACAACGAAAAAACTAAAGCTATGCAAGAGCTCAATCTGGCGAAAACAGTTTTTGAAGTATGCGAGCCACGGCATTTAAGATATTATCTAGGACAATTTGTATCTTTACAAGAAGGTGCACAATTAATTAATGAAGAATATGATTATATTTTTAGAGTTAGAACTGATATGATGTTTGTAACTCCTGACATGTACGATGAACCAAGATTTTATAAAACAGATAAGCAAATGTTTTATAATCGTCTATTTAAAGGAGAAAAAGGGGTGTTTTGCAAATACGGAGACTTGCAAATATGGCAAGGAGCGAAAGATCCAAATGGAGATAGATCAGATCAACAACCAGAAAAAAGAAAAGTGTATGATTCATTTACTAATTTGAATGAAGAATTATACGCTAAAAAAAGAGATGGTAAATGTGATTTATACAAACCTAAAAAACAGTATTTACATATGAAAGACTGGCATCTTGTAGGTAGCGGTCCTGAAATGTTACTTAGTATAAAAAATTATATTAATACTATTATTCACATGGTCGAAAAATCAAAACACTTTCTTAAAAGAGATAAAATTGATATAAACTGGGCAGCAGGGGAAATTGTATGTGGGGAAGTGTTAGGATTAAATAAAATAAACGCAGCAGAATTAGGTCATGACCTATTAGATAGAATGACCATACCTAATAGAATGTTAAAAATCGCAAATAAAGACACAAAGCAATGTATTTTAGATAGACCTCACGTTAGAGTATTAGCGGATTCTGATTTATCTTTAAAAGAACAATATAAAAAAATTGTAAATATTTCACTCAATAAGAAGCATCTTTAAAAAATCTGCTTCATCTAAGATTGGAAACTCATCTCTATTGTCGACAAGTATATATGGAATATCATATTTTTTAAGATTTTTTATCCACGTAGTATATTTGTTGTAAAAGTTACTTGTAGTAATGAGGGATTTGTCTCCACCTCGCGTTTTAACTCTTTCTTGCCATATATTGTATGGTGCTCCTAAAAGAATTGCTATTTTTTTAATAACATACTGATTTGAATACCAATCAGTAGGCCAATATTGTGGGTTACTTGTTGTAACTAAGTTATGATGATGTAAGTGTGGTTTAGTCCAGACAGAAATAGGGACATTTTTAAACTCTTTAGAATTAGGACCATAATGATCGAAAAATCCATGCTTTTTACAAAAGTGAGTTTTACCTATACATGTTGGTCCACATATTAATACCCACGGAGCATCTGGGTGATATATATTACCTGTAGCTTGAGGTATTTCCATAACTTAATAAGTAACTTTAAATATCAATCTTAATAATATTTATGTATGAATAGTTTGAAAGAAGAAGAATTATTAACTATATACACTATAGGTCATGATCCAAATGTAACATTCGTTAATAAAAATAATGAAATAACAACATTAGAGTTAGATAGATGGGCTAATACAAAGTATAATAGAACTCCTACTGTAGTGTACTCAGACGAGTTATTATATAGCGAGTTCGGTTTATATAATTTTATAAAGTTTGCTAGCGAAGAGTGTAAAGATAAAAATAACATAAAAAAGATTGTAGTTGCTACGAAAGCAGAAAAGGTTTGTTTTGTAAACAATGAAATAAGACAAGATTTACATTTAAAACGAAAATATAGTGAAGCTGATAATGTAAAACAAACATATTGCCCCGTAAAGATAGAAAAATATAATTCCTTTTTAAAAGAGATATTCCCTAACGCAAAAGTTTTTTATAAAGTAGATCATCATTACGCTCATGCAGCAAGTAGCTATTACCAAGCACCAGAAGAATTTGAAAAATGCTTAATATTTTCATACGACGGAGCGGGAGATACCTTATTAAGCAGTAGAAAAGAGTGTACCACAGTAAAAGAATTAAAAAAATTAAGTAATACATCATATAACACAGGTTTTCTCTTTTGTGCAAATAGTTTTAAAAATAAATTTGGTATAAAATACATAAAAACGTTTAGGCCACAACGATTCGGTGGGCTGTATACTTTGTTTAGTACTGTGTTACGAATTAAATTCCCAGATGGACGAGCTAGACCAGTAGCAAAAAAGAGATTAGCGGGGCCTGGTAAGTTTATGGGGTATACTGCGTACGGGGAAAGAGTACGAGACTTAATAGATACATATAAAGACTGGTGGCAAAAAAAGATGAACGGAGTTCCTATAAAAGAAAAATGGGAAAATACAAACCCTGGTGGTATAAAAGATACTATATCTAAATACAAACCTGAAGAAGCCCCTAATGTAGCGGCTAGTGCGCAAGCTGCTTTTGAAGAAATAGTAGAAGAGTTAATATTTCCTGTAGTAAAAAAGAAAAAATTACCACTTATTATTACAGGTGGTTGTGCTCTCAACGTATTAGTTAATCAAAGATTAGCTGAGAAAATGAAATCAGAGTTAGATCTAGATCTATTCGTAAATTACAATCCAAGCGATACAGGATTAAGTCAGGGTATGTTCTTTTTAGAGTTTCCAAAGCATAGAGAGCCATTAACATACAATGGAATTCGAATGATTGATAGTCTAGAGCCATATATAAAAAAATACAACATTATCAACAAATCTAATATAAAAGATGTAGTCAAAGAAATAAAATTAGGTAAAATTATAGGCTGTGCTCACGAAAATTCAGAATTAGGGCCACGTGCATTAGGTAATAGGAGTATAATATGCAAACCAGACCCTGAAATGAAAGATATACTTAACGCAAAAATAAAATTTAGAGAATGGTTTCGACCGTTTGGACCGGTTTGTAGAGTAGAAGATAAGGACAAATATTTTGATAATGTGTTTGAGAGTCCTTATATGAGTTTTGCACCTACTGTAAAGCCAGAATACAGAGAAAAGCTTAAATCTATAACACACATAGACGGGACAGCGAGACTACAAACTGTAACTCGTAACCAAAATTCCTTTTTTTACGATGTACTGTGTGAAATGGAAGAAATAGGTATGATACCTGTATTACTAAATACTTCTTTTAACATAAAAGGTAAACCTATCTTAACAAGATACTCATCAGCATTCGAAGCTTTAGAAACAACTGAATTAGATTGTTTATTTTTAGATAGAAAATACCTTATACATAAAATTTAACAAATGAAAAAAGCAATATTTTATACGGTATGTAGTTACCCGGAAGAAAGTAAGCAAGTATTGGATAATGTGCTCCCTATAGTTAAGGGCATGGCTAAATGGGCGGAATATAAAGGAGTAGATTTTAAGTGTTTTACTGAAATACCGGATGAAGTAGAGGATTTGTTTCAACAAGTACAAAATAAGTGGAATCTACCGTGGGATAATAAAATAAAAAAACATGCTAGAAAATCATGGCTTACAAAATTTGAAGCCTTTCATCACTTTTACAAAAGCGACTACGATCAAATGTTGTTTTTAGATTGTGATATGCACCCAAGGAATCCAAAAATAAATAAACTATCATTTGATTATACTAATCTGTTTAGTTGTGGTATAAAACCTAGTAATGTAAAGGTAAGAGAAAAAATAAGACCAGGGCGGCCTGTAGAATATATAACAAGCGCTTCATGTCAACCAATAACAATAACAGAGAAATTATTAAACAGAAAAATTAGTAAAAGAGCGACCGCTCAAACAATGTACGTAACAAAAGATTTTCGGCACAACATATCAGATACTTTTAGCTATCAAAACGTATTAGACGCGTGTTTTTTAGATTGGAGATGTATAAGAGAAGAAACATTTATGACGTACATACTAAACAAACTAGATATAATTGATGAAGTACAAAAAATGCCTTTTCGACTGAATTGTAGAGAAATACTTCGTCCAGAAAAAGTTCATTTCGTATACGAAAACTCTTGGGAGAATATTATAGTATAAAAATATGAGTGATAAACTACGCATTGCTGTATGTTATAGTGGAGAACCTAGGTACGCTGAAAGATGCATAAGAGGTTTACAAAATTTGTTACAAATACCTGATATAGAAATAGATGTGTTTTATCATCTTTGGGATAATATAACGAAAAGACAACAACGACTCCGCGAAGAACCAGTATTAGAGAATATAGACAAAAATTATATTCAAGACAAATTAAAACCAACCGCTGGTGTAATTGAATCTAAAGATAGTATAGAGCCTAGCGCAGAAAAGCTATATACAAGAGCTCATGAATTAATAGAAATTAATAAAATTAAAGTAAAAAACAATAAATTAAGTACCGGCAAACTAAGCTTAGTTGAAATGTTACAAGATAAAGATATTTTCTTTAATCAAATCAAATATACTAACTATCCGTGGTACTCTCAACTGTATAGCTTAGGTAAAGCTCAAGAAATTAGAAAAAAATATCAACAAAAGCACAACATAACTTACGATTTTATTATTAGATCTAGAACAGACGTAGAATTATTATGTAAAGATGGTTGTAATAAATTAAAAGAGTCTATTAATCACTGGAATAAGGACAAACACGGACCTCATAACACGATATATTTTCCGTCAATGTATATAAAAAATAGTAAACGTAACATACAGCAAATTAATAATGGAGAACCGTTTGAATTACCAATACATGTGGAATATTGTCATTTTATTGGTCAACAAAAAATAATCGACGAGTTGTTTGACGGGTATCAGCAGGAAATAATGGAATATGTTATACAACCAAAAAATAACACAGGGTTATTTCAACCAACATCCCACACTCTCTTTCCATGGTTAATTCTTAAAAAATTAGAATGTAGATTAAGTGTTGGTACACCTAGTATAAGGCACAAACTCTTACAAATGTCTAATTTAGAACATAATTTTTATCCTGACGGTCATATTAGAAAAAAACCAAAAGAGAAATAATAAAGCTTCTACTTTATTATGTTATTGTTCATAGCGAATTCATTACATTGTTCGTTTGCTTTATCTTTACTTTTATTATTAAACCGCTTTATTATGGAAAACCTAATAAAATTTGTGTTAGTTTGATTGGGGGTAGCGAGAATCTTTTCATCTAAAACTACATCTTTTTTTATTTGCTCCTTATTTAGTAATCGTATATCTCTCCGCTTGTATACTCTCTCTGCTTGTAAGTTGTAATTGAGTAAAAACTGACCTTGTAACGAGTGATCAGATTGAGATATAAAAAATCTTTTTTTGCTGTTGTTTCTAATGTCTTTTGATACTGTAAGAAAATAATTTTCAAACCAATTATTATACATAACATCTGCGCCTTGTCTATTAGCAATTAAAAACCAATCATTAAACGCTAGTCTTATATTATAATCGTCTACGTAAGGTAACCAAGCATCAACATCCGAGTGGATTTGGTATTTATTATTATAAAATTTATGAAATGTTTGATTATGGCCAGTTGCGTTTGGTATATTATTGATCTTTTTAGATAAATCTAAATAACGCAACGCGCCACATAGTATAGAAGGACTATCCCCTTCAAAATTAAAATAATAACGCTGTTTTGTGTCAAAATATTCCTCTTCTGAGGAATAACATTCCGGTGCTTTATATACAATGTCAGTTCTCGCTTTAATAATTATATCATATTCAAAATTATGAGATTGTTCATACCCTTTTATTAATTGATAGCATTTTTTCATACTCCAATGCTGACCGAATTTGTAATATAGTGGTAGAATATCGTGACTTTTAAAAGGTATTGGTCTGTTATGTAAAGAGCCAAAATAATTAACATACTGACAAAACTCATCTAACCCTGAATCAATATAATTTTCAACTAGTATATCTTTTGCATTAGGAAAACTATCATGGAAGGTGTCTTCTACCCAGGATTTATCAACAGGTTCTTCCTCTCCACAAGGCACATAACCAAGATTATCCCAAAAGTGAGCGAAATAGTCTACAGTATGACCCGGTAAATCGAACTCTTCTTTTATTAGCTCTTTAGTTATATCTAAAAATCTAGGTTGTCCGAAAAATAATACCGCGATTCTCATACTATTATATAGTAAACATTCGAGTAATACTCCACGGCTTACCTTTCCACTCCCTCTTTTCACTAGTATTGCTTAAAGTATTAAATATATCAAATGATTTAGGTTTTAAATAATAAGAATCATAAAAAGGTTTACTCCACTTATACCCTTTCTTTGCAAATTGATTTATATGAGGGTAATTTTCACAATCCATAACAAAAGCGACTTCAAAATCTATTAAAAAAACAACGTTGTTACTATAACAAATGTTTGCTGGATGTATATCTTTGTATAGAATATTGTTTTCTTTAAGGTTCAAAAATATATTAGATAGTTGTTCGACTAAATCTAATGGAGGGTACTCTTTATGAGAAAATGTATCTAATGATTCACCACAATACTCCATTGTAAAGGAGCATCTCTCATTATTAATATTTAAAATAGATGGGAACGGGTATTTATTACTAAATTTTTTAGTAAAATTATCTTTTAATAGGTTTAAACAAAATATTTCATTATTAAAAAACACCCGTCTTTCCTCAGGGTATGTTTTTGTAACAATATTATTTTTTATATGAACTACAGTTTTACTCATAACCAATACGGGTAATAATATAATCCTGTTTTTTCAAAATTCGGATCTAGTTCCCACGGTCTGGGGTGACCATGGAACATAATTATATCATAATCATCAGGTTCTTTATTAATATTGTCTGGAAGTCTATTTATCTTGTTTGTTTTTCCGTGCATAGGTCCCCACGTGAGCTTGTGAATATCACCTTTATAAGAACCAATAGATAATACTTGTTGGAAATAAGGTATACGATTTACCCCAAACCTTTTTCTATATTTTTTATCATTTAATACTGCTGTAACAAAATTCTGATCCCCTCTCCACATACTTTTTTCGCTAGTATTCTTTGAGAAATATTCTTCGTATAAAAAGGACATATCTTCCTTCCAATACATAATACTAGTATTATATACATTAGAAGCAAAACAATCTTTCGCGCATAAAAATTCAGAATTTAAAAATTTTTTAACATCAATAGACTTTTTTATGATCATATCTAAATCAAAATATAAACACGGTCCGGTTATTTTGAATAGTTCAATCTTTGACCACCAGGTAGGTAAGTTGTCTGTGAGAGGTATAATATTACACTCATCATGGGTCATATCAGATAAACAATAAAAATCAAAACCCGGTAAATATCTTTCACACATTTTCTTAAGATTTAAAACATGAGAAAAATTAAAGTTATTTTTTTTATATGACTTTAAAACACATAATATTTTCATTTTCATAATAAATTACTAGCGTGAATAAAATCTTCTTGGGTATCTAAATCAATACACTCTTTTCTGTCCCTTATAATATAGAAGTATGGAGTAGCACCTACCCTACATCTATACCGGTCGTAGGCCCGTTTAGATATACCGTATAACCCTGTTGTCTCTTTAATAACCGGTGTAGCATCTTGCGATCTAGGGAGAATATTAGGTTGATAATTTACAGGTTGATCTTTATGCCAAAACCACCCAAATTCTTCTGTAGCTGTAAGTATAGAATCATGTTTTGAACTATGAGTTAACTTATCTACACAATCTCTAATAGTCTCAGGCTTTAAGAACGGGGCTGTAGCGTACAATTGAAAGTAAAAATCATAATGCCCTATAAAATCTATATCATGATGAAAGACGTCATTACCATTTGCTGTATCTAATGTAAGTTCTGGTTTACGTTTGATACATATAATCTGGTTTTTAGTACAATAACTATTAATCTCAGGACTATCAGTGTCTACATATATATCATCAAAGCATTCTGCTTGAATACAGTGATCAATTATATATTCATATAGAGGTTTATCTCCTAAAAGTCGAAAGTTTTTATTTTTAACTCTCGTAGAATTGCTCTTTATAGGAATTGTTGCGGCAACTCTCATTAATGTTTATTTATCTATTATTTTATGTAAATAAACATATATGTCGGGCCCGAACGAAATTTCAGAAATATACCATAATATATGTATCGGTGTAAAGGCCGGGCAATTAATTTTTTCTTCAATAAACGAAGATAATCGACGAGTAAGTAATACAGATTTTAAAAATACCTTTTTTCCTGATGGTACATTTTACGAAGTAGATAAAATGGTACTTATCCATAATCCATGGACTCAGAATTTTCAGCATTTTTTGGATGAAACGATACCACTATGTATTGAGTCTAAAGACGAACCTGAGGTGTATGTAACTGTATGGCCGAGTTTCGGAGATGATATAATAAATTTCTTAAAAATAAATAATATCAAAAAAATAGAGGAAAATACATGCTTTCGTATTAAAAAATTAATACGAAAAAAAATTAGATATGTTGATTTTAGATTAAATGAAGAGTGTAATGTAAACAAGCCTTTAGGGTTTGTAAGAAAAAAAGTCACCCAATACCTACAAAACAATAACAGAAAAATCCTATTCATAAAAAGAGATGTAAAAAAACGATCTTGTGAGAATATTAATCAATTAATTGATAATCTTGAGATTAAATTTAATATTGATGTAATTGAGAATTTTTCGAGTTTAACTATAAAAGAAAAAATAATAATTTTAAGTTACTATGATACTATTATTAGTATGTACGGCGCGACAAGCGCAAATGTATTATTTAAAAATAGCGGAAAATGGATAATTTTAAGTAATCCGTGGAGTGTAAATGATACGTTTATAAAAAATTTAAACCCAGATCTTGAAATACATAATATAGATAATATATCAAAATATTTAGACTCAAATAGCATACATACTCGCTCAGGAGAAGTTACTGAAGATAAAGAATTTGTTATTGATATAGATCGATGTCTTAGTCAAATTAATCAGATATTAAATCAACCACCAACACCACCTGTATCGAAAGCTAAAGAAAAATTATCTACATAATATTTTAAATCCTCAGGAGTTCCTAAACCCCACATTCGAGGAACATCAAATACTTTTATATTTTTTCCATCTTCTATAGCTTCATTAAATACAGGACATACATAAAACTCATTATTTGTTCTAATATTTCTTTCAATCATTTGCTCTGCATACTTTACATAATCAGAACCTTTAGACCAATAATATATACCGACAGTGGCGGTGTCTGAAATAGGGTTTTTCTCTGCAACTTCTGTAACGAATCCATTATCACCTAACTTAGCGTAACTCCATTTAGGGTGAGTTGATTTAAAAGTAAGTATACCACCATCAACATTATCTCCTACCATCGAATACATAAACTCATTACTATCCCATTCAACAAATTGATCAGAATTTGCCATAATTAACGGCTTATTATTGTTAATATATTCTTTTGCTAATAAAGTAGTACATGCAGCTCCTTCAGTAATACCTTCAACCTGTACAATTGTACAGTTTGGTGCTATATTTTCAAGTACAGTTTGTAAGTGATATTGTTCATAGTGAGATTTTTGTACAATAAAAACATAATTAGCTTCAATGTTTATATTATCTACAACTGTTTGTATCATTGGTTTACCATTAACATCAATTAATGGTTTAGGAAAAGTGTAGCCCGCCTTTTCAAACCGTGAACCAGCACCCGCCATTGGAATTAATACGTTCATATCTCCACCTCTCCATTTTGGTTTAATCTCTTCCATAGTTTTATCTGTGTTTTTTATAAAATTAACAATATAATCAAATGTAACTTCCTCTGGTCCAGTTACAGGACATAGATGTGATCCACTTCTTATTGCTCCTTTTCTACCTGTATGAGAATCTTCGATAATAACTGTTTCATCAGGATTAGTCTTTGTATGTATCATGCATCTCATGTACATCTCTGCGTTAGGCTTTGCGAGAAATACATCTTCATTAGCTAGTACATAATCACAATACTTAAGTACACCAACCTTATCAAGAGATGTTAATACAGTTTGCCGTATAGCATTAGAAGCAATAGAAATTTTTAATCCATTGTCTTTTAAAAAGGTAAATAACTGCTGTAGTTGTAAATTTTCTGGTATAGATTGAAGACGTTCTCTTGTAAATTTTTGTTTTAAACTCCAAATCTCATCATACTTTTCAACCGGTAACTGTTTTACCTCTGTTAATAACTTAAGTTTTGTAGTTGTTGTTTTACCATCATAAGAGGATAGATGTTCTTCTCTTGAAATTACATATGATTCATTAATTGAACGAAGCGCATCATTAAGAGCATAATAATGTAAGTCTCTACTATCTATTAAGACTCCGTCTAAATCAAAAATGACGTGTTTTATATAATTCAACATAGTCTGTACATACCCCTATACAATTATAATTAGGGGGGTTTTTGGAATTATCTACAATAACACAATTATCAGAAGCATATTTACCGGGGTATGTCCAAATAAAATTCTTTGATGTAAGTGTATATTGATCTGTCTCGTGCCAAAAGCAATGTATTTTATCATTCTTTAACATTTGCTGTAAAGCATCTAGGTTCTTTGCATGGCACCACAGTTTAGGGTGTGTTAAAGTATATTCTTTTGTTTTAATTTTTGGTTCATCATGGCCTAAAAAATATTCTCCATCAATATACCACACATCGATCTCACAACCATAACCTAAATCTAAAACTTTTTGTATTTGTAGTGGTTTATTTTCAAGCTTAGCATTTGGTCCTGTTAAATTACCTCTATGGGAAATTAAATGCATTATAATTCTAAAATACTATTTAACTCTTGTTGATATTCCTCAAAATTCCAGTTACCCTTTACTACCGCAGTAGCCACATAAGGGTAAACTACGCTATCATAATGATGAATACCTCTTTTCTTGTCTTGTGGATTATAACAACAAAAAGATTGTAGTTCTTTTATTTTTGAACAATTAGTCTCAAAGGACCAAATAGTATCCCCAGATATTTTTTCAAAAATTTTCTTTAATCTTCCTGCTTTAATAATTGTAGGTTGTATAGTAAAAGAATATTGTTTAGGGTTTCTATATAAGAAAGGGTGGTGTGTACTTTTTTCTAAATTATCCCCTACACGACACAGTTTAATTGCATGTATCTGGTTTCTACTAACCAGACTACTAAATTCTTCTAAAGTTCTATGATCTGGTTTGTCATATAAAAACATATCTTCATGTTGAAACATTACTACATCATTTGGATCAAGAGATTGAAGACATGAGGAAATTCTTTTTCTATAAATTAGATTATCATCGTATTCTACAACAGTATAATCATCTCTATCAAATGCTTTTTTATTATCAACAAAGCAAATCTTTTCATATTCTTGTAAATAGCGATCAGTTTGTTTATGCCATGGTTTCCAAACCCAATCTACGTCACTATGGGTGTATAAAAGTATTTTCATATTATTCAAAAATAGTGTCTAGCAAAAGTTTCTTATCCCATAAATTATGCTTAATAAAAAATTGCTTATATAATTTAACAGCATTAGGTAAATCGTTAATATCCTTTAAGGATCGAGCATAATCCCCATTAATATTAAAACTATCTTCTAATGTAAATTTATATAAATCTCTTAGTTTAGACATATTATCTTGATTAGAGTAAAACCACATATCAGCTGGACCATCTATATCTATATATTGCCAGTTAGCCATGTATAACTTTGTCATATCTAATTCTGGTTTAAAAGAGATACATTGTACAGGGTGTGGGTTTTGTGCGTTGTGAGGTCCTGACGTATTTCTATTAATTCTACCTAAATCAAACCTAGCTTTTATTATAATATCATATGTACCACCCGCGCATGCTAATTTTATAGACTCTGAGACAGAATAAAAATGAGATAATATTGTTTCTGGTGTTCTAGGCGGGTTAGGGATAAAATTTAAATGTTTCGCTTGTGGATAAAAGTCAATCTGATCTTCAAAAATACAATTTTTCGGTTTATATAAATTACAAATTTCATCTTCTTGTTGTACGTCCCAACTATGTATAAAGATGTCTGGTTCAACTCTAGAAAAAATTCTATTATTTATGTGATCATAACCATCAACTCCCTTCGACGTATTATCAGTCAAAGAGTTAAACTTACCATGAAGACATAACGCTACTTTTAATTTAGACATTTATATTTTTTAAATACCGGGAACTCAGTTAAGTCCTTATAACCACCCCGTTCACCTAAATCCTCTCTATGAACTGGATAATTTTGCATTAAAGCTAGTCCGTGAGATGCTTGCTGTGGAGTCATATACATATTCCACCCAAGCATATCAATATTATCGTCTTTATAAAATTTTTCACTACGACCTTCATATCTTGCTCGTTTAAACCATTCGACTGACTCTGTATTATCTGTTAAAATCATTCCTCCTTTACCAATAGGTAGGGTCTTTTTTATATGAAAAGATAAACACATAAAACTATCTGGTATATACATATTAGATGTTAGTCGTTTGGCAGAATCCCATAAAGGATACGGCTTAAGTTGATACATACCAGACCAATGATTAGTTTCTGTTGTTTTATCAAATACGACTTCCGCGCCTGAGTGAATAATACTCATAGGTACTGATAAATAAGTACGCGACGGTATAGTAACCTCTGTTACATTTAAATACTTGCAGCATAAAAACAACGCGTTAGTACAACTATCTACAGAAATAGCATACGGCGCACCAGTATATTCAGCTATACATTTTTCAAAATCTTTAACTACTGTATACGGGTTAGCTTTCATCTTTTAAACATGTAAAAATCTCTATTATTAGAAGATATTTCTTTCCAATTGCAAGCTAGGAACATTTTTCGGCTATATAAGTTATCTTTTTTAACCTTACCAATAGTATTTTCTGTAACAGGAAACTCTTGTAACATCCATTTACCTAAACCATTATTTTTAAATTGTTCTTTAACGGCAAATCTAATATCATTATCAACTATACCTATAAATCCGGCAGGGGTGTTATTAACTAAACATATTTTATAATTATTACCATGTTTAAGCATATATTGGTTTTGTTGTTCTGGGGTAATATTAACTCGTTCAACAAAACCAATATTTTTGTTCCTTAAAACACGGACAAAATCCCAATACTGTTGTGTACAATTAACTAATTTCTTATTTACCATATACAAACTCTCTCCCCTATAGTATTTTTATTATTAAACCAATAATTGGTTAAATAATCTCTACTATATTTCCAACCCTCCATTCCTTTCATATAAGGATTAAGAGAAGAACCAATGTCTAAATAAATGTTATTTTTATTTGTTTTATAACATGCATGAGTAGCGACGTTTGATAAAGAGGCAGCAGAGAATAAAAATAATGAATTATTAATATTATTTTTTTGTATATACTCTGGTAATACATTAATAAGATCAATATTATTAACCATGCAATTAGTACCTACTCTAAATTCTTGTTGAATGTTATTATAAAACGGTAAATCCTTTAAATCTGCAATTTCATTAACTATAATATAAACATCAAAATTAGAAAATAAAGGTACTACGTTTTCTATATAAAATTTATAGTTAGAATTTAAAAATAAGTTTGACCATGTTAAGTTTTGATATATTCCTCGAATAGCATTTTGTTGTTTTTCTTTTGTTTTAAATAAAGCCCCGAACTGCCAGAGGTAATCTTCGCGAGTATTACAGCACCTACAATTTATACCCTTATAAAATGAACTATCATCGTAAAGAAAAGCATCTATTAATAATTTTCTAAAATCTTTATGTTCTTCTGGTAAAAACTCTTTTTGTTCCTCCTTAGTATATATACCATGACCTTTAATCGCACCAGTAACATAAAAATCCTTTCCTAATATAACTTCTTTATTTTGTAAAACAAACAATTCTCCGTCTGAAAATCTTGTAAAAGCAAAATTAGTTTTATTAACTAATAGTTCTCTAAATTTTTTTATTTCATCTGCAAAGGTTTTCATCTTTTATATAATTGATCTCTAAAAATTAAAATATTATTCCAAATTTGTTCATTTACTTTCTCAAAACAACCTGTAATGTTTAAAGTATCAGCACCCCACGGGGTTTTTAAAAATGAAATAAACTCTTCACTTGAAGTAATACCTGCTATTTCATGTTTTTTTGGTATATAAGAGTCTGAAATTTTTAAAATTTCATTTTTAAAATCTAAATAGGCACTAATGAATGGGGTGTTTTGTTTTCTTGGATGATCATAAAATACAAAATAACCACTCGGTTTATAATTACTAGGTATTTGAGATAAAATTTGTTTATTTTCAGTAAACATATACTGAGCCGCGGCTTGTATATCCTCTATTGAATATTTTTTAGGTATTGAATCTATAACTCTTTCCTTTGCGTATACGTTATCCCATTTATCAACATTATTATTAGTCGTATCTATACTATCATTATAAAATAATATTTGTATGTCTTTATCTCTTTCTAATAAATGAGATGGTTTTACAACATAGTCATTTAAATAAGAATTATAATACTTGCAAAAATAACAAAAAGAAGCAAACGGTATTGACACTTTAGGTTTAAATTTTGATTTATAATATTCAAACCGCTCAATATGAAAATTATGTCCTTTGTTTGTTAAATCTTTTTTATTAGATTTATTAGCGTAGTAACCTGCTAAACTAAACTGCATCCACCAATAATCAATATTAGGGAACATAACATTTAAATCAGCAGCTTCTAAATCAGTTAAATATGCATCATTTTGATTAAGTAAAACTTTATCGTTTAATTCAAACACTACAGCAGCATCATGACCAGTTGGAAAGGTACAAAGAGATAAATTATTATTAATAAATGTCTTTACTTTAGATTGTAAGTAAGAAAAATTAAAGCCAAGTTTTTTGAGAGCAGTTTGAACATTATCGTTATTCCTATACGGTAAATATATAGTAATATCATTATCTGGTAAGTACTCTTTAATTTGTTTTAGCGTTCCCCAATGTAAATGATCTGGGTGTTCGTGACTAATAACAATTTTACTTAACTTTTCTATACCTTCAATTTCACTAATTTTAGTATCTCTGAGCAAAGACCATGAGTTATTAAATATTCGACCACTATACCACGGGTCCATTAATAATAAGTCATTGTCCCATTCAATTGAAAACGAAGCATGATTTATAAATTTTATTTTACAATTCATTTAGTAATATATCGCACATTTTTTGACTAGAATTACCGTCTCCATACGGACAAGTCCCCATACAAGTAGGGTCGTTATTAATTATATCAACTAAATCTTTTAAATCAACCGGTTTTTTACACATATGTAAGTGACCGGTAAATATACCTTCTGGTCTTTCGGTTGTCTTACGACATACAATAACTTTTTTATTAAAAAAAGATCCTTCTTCTTGAAGACCACCACTATCTGTAATAATAAACTTTGACTTAGTTATCATATCTATCATTACATCATAGCTAACTGGTTCAATACAATGTACATCAGTTAATATATCAATATGTTTTTTAACGTTAGGGTTTGAATGTACAGGTAGAACAAACTTTAAATTAGAGTGTTGCTTAGCTACCTTATTTAATTCTGTAAACCACTTGTCAATAATTGAGTGGTTTTCTCTTCTATGTAAAGTAACAACAACAGTATTACCATACTCACATTTGTTTTTGGGTTTTTTTAAATTATCTAATACTGTATTACCAACTGTAAATATTTTGCCTAAAACATTTTCGTTTTTTAAATTTTGCGCACTTTCCTCTGTTGGACAAAAGTTAATATCTGCAATTCTAGATATCATTTGTCTATATGCTTCCTCGGGGTAAGGGTTTTGTAAGTCATTCGACCGTAAACCAGCTTCTAAGTGTATTGTTTTTATGTTATTGTTAAAAGCTGCAAGAGTAACAGCATATGCGGACGCTGTATCTCCTTGAGTAAGGATGTAGTCCCAGTTAGACCACGGCAAGTCTGCATCTAATATACTTGCAATAATATTGCTAAGTCTATTGTTGTTACTATTATTAATAGTTATCTCCCATTCGAAATGATGAGATGTAAGAAGATCAGTATGTTGACCTGTAAATAGACAATCATACTCAATATTATTTTGTTGAAAAGCTGTAATAAGTGGTTTAATTTTTATCCACTCAGGTCTCGTACCAAAGCTTAATAATATTTTCATGCTTCTCAAAAATTATATCCTTTTTCTACTAATTCATTAAAATTCTCATTTAATATAACCGTGTATACCTTTGTTAAGAGATGTATATTGTGATCCGTGAGATGACAGATCAGGTCCGTGAAAATCTAAATCCCAGTTACTTAATTGATCAATCCACCATTGCTTTGTTCTACAATTATGAAGAGGTTTATTTATATGGATAGTTTCAGACCAAAACTCTTGAAAACTTAATATGCTGTTGTTAAAGTTTTCATTTATCCACTTGAGGGTAGGGATGATATATTTATCATCTAAGTGAATAAACACAGAGCAGGTATTTATAAATACATTTTTAGTAGGAAAATTAATAACCTCAAACGCGTCTTCTGAATAACCGTGTACCCATTTAATTTTTTTTCCTTTATATAATTCTCGACATAAATCTATAGCTTTTTTTGATGGTTCAATACCATAAACTTCATCGAAATATTCTTTTAGTTTATTACACATCCAACCACCACCACTACCTATATCAATTGCTGTGTTTCTAATATCCGGGTATTTTTCTAATAATGTTTTAACTTTTAACTCTTCGTTATTAAATGCCTCTTCCTCGTGTTGTTTATTATGATCTATCCAAAAGTCTAAACTATGTTTTAAATACATAGTATTATCATGATCTGTTTTACTTATATTCTTCATGCTTCTAAAAACTTATATTTCTTTTCTACTAATTCATTAAAATATTTTTGCATTTGATTTAATCCTGTTGAGGTATGAGATATAGCTGCTGAGTCAGTACCTACCTTCCAACCTATTTTGTGATCACTACCCCATAATCTAGTATTATTAGCTGGATGAGGGGGTACATATGTCCCTAAATTCATAAACTTTTGTAATGTATAACTAAAGTGCATATCTTCCCCAGCTATAGTATAATTATCTTTAGGTAGCTCCCTCAAATAAGCAGTAAGATACTCCTTTTTAAAGAACCAGTTATGACCTACTAAATCTACTTGTGTTACTTTGTCATTAGGAGCTGTCCATCCTACATCATAATGGTCTCTATAATTATTTTTATCTCTAAACACTACCCCTCTCGAACCATATAATCCATCTTTTTTTGTAATATGATTCATACAATTCTCCAACCACATATCTCCAGGAAACGTATCATCATCTATAACACAAATATACTCTGTTGTACAATTTAAAGCATAAAAAAAACGAGACCAAACACCTAAGTTTTTATTACAACGAGCAATAGTAGCATGTTTTTCAATAGAGGGATGTATTGTTTGATCAACATCTGCGCTATTTACCCATATAAAAATGTCTTTTGGTTTAATGGTTTGTTTAACAATATTATTCCATTGTGCGTTTAATAAATTTAAACGTTTATATCCGTTAAATATAACTGTAATATTTTCTTTAGACATTTAAAAATTGTTTTGCGACAGCGTGTTTGTCAAATTTATCTAAATTTTCCTCCGTATGCCAGTAAACCTTTTTAATCTTCCCGGTTTTATTTACATCGAACTGTAATACTTTTTTTCCAGCTAATAAACCTTCTATAGAGGTGCGACCTAAAAATATACCAGAAACAATATCACATTCCTTATAAAATCTCTCTACATTCCAAACCGGGTCTTGAGTAGCGAAATTAGGATGAACAGTACTATAGTCGTTTCTTCCTACATGTAATACTTTAAATTTTTGTTTCTCAGATAAATCTAATAGATAATTTAATGGCTGATATCGAAGATAATCTAAACTACCGGGAAATAAAACTACCTTTGACTTATTACTTTTCTTTTTTCGACAAGTATTAGGGTTAAATCTAGTAAAATCAAATGGATTATATATTAGTTTAATAGGTTTGTTATCAACAAATGTTTTTATATAGTTAACAATAGATGGTCTTATACCTACATACAAATCAATCTTGCTATCTACAACCGGTTCCTCTAGTTCAAGTACTTCTGAATGTATGACGTTAATTATTTTATTAGCGTTTACTGTCTTAATGTAATCCCAAATTACCTTACCGTGAGAAAATATAAGTAGGTCATACCTTTCTGTTTCAATCGTAGTTTTATCTGGAAACGATATATCAGTAGTTTTATTTTGTAATGGTTCCCCACAAAAAGGGGAGAATATAGATACATCATGCCCAGCTTCTTTTAAAGCAGAACTCAGTTCGTAAAAATAAAGCTCCGAGCCTGTATACTCTCTATAAGAAAGGCATGCTAACAAAATTCTCATCTTAATATTTTAGTAGTATAATACGAAAAATCAAATAAGTATTAATGTATGGCAAGAAAAGGAAGGGTAACACCTATGTCGAAGACTCAACAAGCTGGATCTAAGAAGATATCTAAAAAAACTAAAATTAACGATGCAGAAATTACCGAGAGTATAGAAAAAAATACCTTTTTAAATTTCAATATAAATCAAAAATACACTCTTACTGAAGCTCATGATAATTTTTTAGAATTATGTTTTAAAGAGGCATGTAAAATGTGTATGATCGACGGACCTGCGGGTTCAGCAAAAACATACCTCGGTGTGTTTGTGGCTTTACAGCTATTACGTACTCAAAAAATAGAAGAAATTGTATACATACGTAGTGTTGTAGAATCAGCGTCTAAGAGTATGGGTTCACTTCCTGGAGAGGTAGAGGAGAAGTTTCTTCCGTGGAGTCTACCTCTTTTAGAAAAGCTTAATGAACTACTAGATAAACCAACTATAAACAACTTAATGTCAGGTGGGTATATTAAGTGTGTACCAGTAAATTATACAAGAGGTCTAACATTTAAAAACTGTTGTGTTATTATTGATGAATCTCAGAATCTTACAAGAGAAGAATTAACTACAATTCTTACTAGATTTGGTGAAAAATCAAAATATATTGTAGTTGGAGATACTCAGCAAAGTGATATTGGTAATAAATCCGGTTTTAAGGCTATATTTAACGCCTTTGATTCTGCAGAATCCACGGAGCATGGTCTTCATACATTTAAGTTTACTGAGCTAGAGATTGTACGATCCGAAATACTTAAGTTTATTGTTAAAGTACTTGAAAAATTAAAGATGAAACGTTAAAGCTTTTCTCATTCTTTCAAGAAGAGTTCGTCTGTTCTGCCCGTTTTCAACTAAACGGGAGTACTCTGTTTTAAATGCTTCAAGAAATTCTGGTGATAACTCTAACTTACGCGGATAAAAGGACCGGACCTTTTTAATCATGTATTTTTCGCAGATCTTATCATACTCATTCATTTAAGTATTTAATCGATCATTTAGCTTTTTGTGCTTTTCAACCTCTTTTTTGATTACAGAATGTTCTTCAGGGTCAACGTCTTTCCACGCGTCCTCAAGCTTTTTAATTTGTTCGAACATATTTTCGTCTATAATGTTACCTGGAGACATAGCGTCTCCTTCAGCATCAATATATAGCTTTAATATTTCTATCCGGTCTCTTCTAGAGCCAAAAACTTCGATAATAGGAGGTTTATCATCAACTATAAATAAATTAGTTTTTGGATTTTCCTCGTGATCTCGATGAACGGCTTTGAATATGTTATCTATTTCTTCTATTACTTCAGCAGATGTGTCTCTAACACCATCTTCAACTATATCTATAGGAGCAACCTTTGTTATAGGTACAAAAAATATAATATCTAAGTCTCTAAAACTCTCTCTAACTAGAGGTATACAACTACTAACAAACTCTTCGTCAATATCATTATCAGGTTGCTCACACGCCCACATACTGTAAACTAGATTATCTAATGGACATCTATCAAAAATAACATTATCACCGGTCCGGTGTTTTTGTTGTTCTTCAATCTGAAAGTCTAAGATTTTACGTTGAGTTTCTTTATTTGTTTTCGAAGAATGCTCGAGATTATTTTCCGCAATAATATCTCTATAAGTTTTTTCTGGAGTACTGTAACTAGGCCATTGATCTAAAAAATCTTTAACTAAAGTCGATTTACCCTGACAAGCTGTACCGCTGATTGCAATCCTCATAATTTTATTTATCTACTAATTGTAGTTTTTCAATAATTTGAGATGTAGTAAGACTATCATATTTTTTGAGAATTTTTATCTCTTTACAATAGCTGAGTATAGTTTCTTTTTCACATTCCGGTAGGGTACTCCAAGTATAATCCCCACCTTTGACATATACATCTGGTCGGACTTTTTCTAAGAAACTGCGACAATCAATACTATCAAATATAATAACCTGATCTACACTCTCTAATGCGAGAAGAACCTCAGCTCGATTTTGTTCGGTATTATATGGTCTATCATCTCCTTTAAGTTGTCTAATACTTTTATCAGAGTTTAACCCAACAATAAGCTTATCTCCTAATGAGCGAGCTTCATTTAAATATTGAACATGACCAGCATGTAAAATATCGAAACAACCGTTTGTAGCAACTACTCTCATACCTTTAATGCCATGTCCCATACAAGTAAGTGTAACCTAGGACTAAAATTAAAGTAATGTTTTTTAGCTAATTCTGCGACCATAGGAGCTTTTTCAATATGTTCCGACCGACTACCTGCACAAGGCATTAACCACACCCTACCAGTAGGAATATCAAACTTCTCTACGTATTTTTCTAATACTTCTTCTAAATCTGACTCTTTATCTATAACAAACTTAAAACCAGAACCTTGAGCTGCATGCCATTGTAGTACTTCTGGTTTATATCTTCGATCCTCTGGGTCTCCGTTATTACTAAGCTTCGGAGAAGTAGTAAATGTAGCCCCTACCCTTACCCACTCCTTATCAGGCATAATCGTTGCGTTTGTCTCAAAGTCAATCCTAGGTACCCAGCCCCACTCTACTTCCAGGTGAGATAAAAATCTAAGAAGAGCAGGTTGTTGAACTAACGGCTCTCCACCAGTAATCTTCCATATAGCACCATTATATAAGTGGTCTTTGAAACCTTCTTGCTCGAAGTGTTGTAATAAATCAGCATTAGTGATCTTATTTTTTACCCTCCAAGAAATAAAACTATCACAACCATGTGGTGAATCAGCTGAAGCAAATCCTTGGCATGTAAGATTACACATAGATAATCTCATAAATACCGACGGGTATCCTACAAACTCACCTTCTCCCTCTACTGTATAGAATACCTTATCGTCAGATAGAAGCATCGTCTTTTCACTTAAGTCTTCTTTATAAAGTGTTGTCATTTAAATATAAGTCTTTGATGTCTCTTGTTTCTGGTTTAACCTCTTTCTTGCTAGGCTTACTCCAATCAATATTATCCCAGTTATCGATAATTTTGCTAGTATTTTCTTTTCGGCGCTTACTTCCTTTTCCCATAATAATTAACCTCTATTAATTTTTGCGTTTTCATTACTAGCCCATGACATGACGTTATATTTGCTTTCATAAATAGCTGAATTCTTTTCATGTTCAAAAACTTCTACTTTAGAACAAAAACACCTCTTATTAGTAAGACTTTTAACATGGTTGTCTGCTAATTTGAAGCAATGTTCTGCGAATTTTTCAATACCAACCCCCCCATGCATAACACGTAGATCAACAATACCTTCATCATGTAGTTTTCGAAAAGATTCTAGCGCTGGATCATTATCAGCAATAACAGTCGTATGATCAAAATGTTCTTCTAATTTCTTCTTAAGATCTTTTAGACCTCCGAAATCTACAACCCAATTATTCTCATCTAATTCATTAGCACCAAACCAAAACTTACCGACTAAACGATATCCGTGCACGAACCGACAATGCGATGTTGCTTGAGGTTGACGAAATGCGCAACTTCCAAGCTCAATTATCTTAGTACTACTAAACATACGACTATTATAGTGATTTCCTAACCGAAATCAAGTGTTGAACTTAAAGAAATATTTCGTATAATAGACACATGGATAACAAGTATGAATGGTTAGGTGAAGATGATGAGCTAACTGGAGAAAAGGATGAGATCGCGAAAGAGGTAATGGGAGATGAATTCAGTAAAGGTTATTTTCCTCCTATTCGGATATACGATAATAAAGTTACGGCTGATAAGAAGTATATTTCTTCTTTACCAGATCTACAAAATGGACCTTCTAGTTTAATTCAAGGCGCGGCTGTACCTATTCAACAAGTCGGTATACATAACTTTAAGTTACCTCTTAATTATAAAAAGAGAGACGGATCTACTATAGAACTAGAAACAAGTGTAACTGGTAGTGTTAGTCTAGAGGCTCATAAAAAGGGTATTAATATGTCCAGGATTATGAGAAGTTTTTATGATCATAAAGATGAGGTTTTTAGTATTAGTAAAATTAAAGATGTTTTAGAGACATATAAGAATAATCTCAAATGCTTTGATTCTCGTATTATGTTAAAAATCTCTTATCCTATTAAGCAAAAAAGCTTACGTAGCGGCCTAGAAGGATATCAATATTATGATATAGTCTTCGAAGGAGATTTAACTAAAGACGGAGTATTTAAAAAATACATACACTTCGATTTTGTTTACTCTTCAGCATGCCCTTGTAGTTTCGAACTAAGTGAGCATGCCGAAAAATACCGCAATAGAGCAACAGTACCTCATAGTCAGAGAAGTGTCGCTCGAGTTAGTGTTAAGTTTGATGAAATGCTGTGGGTTGAAGATCTGCAGGAACTATGCTTAGAAGCTCTTCAAACTG